ATGCAGGGACCGTGATAACTGCTTTTGTAACTGCTTCACCTAGATAGTCTTCTGCGGTCTTCTTCATTTTACGCAAGACTTCTGCAGAAATCTGTGGAGGTGCTAATTCTTGACCTTGGGCGCGAACCCATGCATCGCCGTTCTTGGCTTCCATGATTTCGTAGGGCATCAAGTCAATATCTTTTTGCACAGCCTGTTCATCGAACTTACGTCCGATCAAACGCTTACTGGCATAGATTGTATTTTTTGGGTTTGTAACTGCTTGGCGTTTGGCACTTGCACCGACAAGAATCTCATCTTGTGCATAGGCAACAATACTAGGTGTAGTTCTAGCACCTTCGCTATTTTCAATTACTTTGGGGGTTCCATTCTCGATAACAGCCACGCATGAATTGGTGGTGCCGAGGTCAATACCGATGATCTTAGACATTGTCTATCTCCTTATTAAGTAAGATCTATTTGGGCACTTTGCCCTATAACAAGCCCTGCTGGTACTTGCTATGATTTTATTTATTTCAGATATTCTCTAAATTAGGAATATTTGACCATTTTTTGAGCTTTTCTATTTTAGCCCGTTTAGCTTTGTGTAGATTGCCCCAATTAACTATTTCGTTAATAAGCAGAATATCTACCATAGCTAGCAAATCGCCAATCTCTTCTTCTAGATGTTCGCGATTACTATATTCTGTACCGGGTTTAGCATTATCAATACCAAACCTACGAATTTTACTAACTGCTTGTACCACTTCAGCACATTCTTCTTGTAGAATGTCCATAACTTCGTTGTTTTGTTCGTCCATGTTAATTTGTCTTTGCCAATGGATTAATGTATGAGCCGTCGCTCATTGTAGAAGTACGCAAAGTACGATACACCTTTTGAACACCCTGTGCTTGGTCAACTGCATCTGCTAGAGCATTGTGTGCTGTTACTGATGCACGATTTGGATTAATACCGATATCAAAGAGTGTGCGTGTATCACGCATTTCCCAGAAACTCCAAGGAATGGCTTTTTCAATTTTACGGAAATACCATTCGAGGATGATTAGGTCAAAGCCTACACCGTGACTCCAAACTCGCTTACCACCCCAGCAAAACTTATAAAGTTGTGCCATAGCATCTTCGACTGAAATACGGTTTGTGGGATCAAATGCATCTGCTTGTGCTTCTGCACTTTGATTGGACCACCATTCTAGTGTTGAATTGGAAACCGTTGCGCCAATTCTATCGCAACTATCTACATCAACTTTAACGTAGAATTTTTCCATTTTAGGATCGCTAAGTTCGTCTCCGAACGGATCAAATTTAACAGCACCAATCGTAAGAATAGTGGCAGATGGGAGAACGTCGAGCGTCTCTAGGTCAATCATAATATCTGTATTCATACTACTATTATAGCATCACAGAAGTAGATTGTCAATACATTTTTTTAGGTAATTGCTGTTCGCGAAGTTTTTTTGTCCAACGAGCCTTGGCTGCGGATTTTTTACGCTTACGCTCAGTAGTGGGCTTTTCGTAAAATTCTTTTTTCCTAAGGGTTTCCAAAATACCGGACTCTTCGATTTTCTTTTTAAATCGACGTAGAGCTTGGTTAATGTTTTCGTGTTCTTTTAAAACAACTGAACTGCCTGAAATAATTTGTTTTGTCATAATTGATTAAAAATTAATGTGAGTAAATCTTTTAAGTCCTCACTAGCATATATAGCCTTTGTGTTAGCACCGGCTAAATTTTTTAACTGCCCAAAATAGTGAGAATTTTTTTGAGCAGTCATGTATCCAACTATCTGCTCGTTTGAGCTATCGGCGTTGAATAAAATTAAATCGCTTTTGTGTTTTTTGTCAAGTAGCCATGATGTATCATCTCCAGTTTTCCAATTGTAGATAATAATGTTTCCGGTATACGAAATGTCCAATAGAACATCTGATACGGTTTTAGATTGAAGTTGATCTAAGTCAACTAGTAGAAGGCGATATCCATCTATTAGAACGTCATCCGGTGACGTAGCAATTAACACTGACATTATTCGCCTTTTGCTTTCTTAACACGTTGCCAAATAGTGCTTTCACCTTGTTCTGCATTTTGTACATATCCTGTTTCGGGATCGTCGATGCTTTTCTTGATTTGCTGAACGCCGTCTCTTTCAATCCAGCTGGTTACCTTTTTTTTAGATTCGTCATCTGGTAGATAATCTCCGGGACGCTCTAATTGTTCTATTGCCCATTTAGCAGCTTCTTCTGCGGCTTCTCTATCTGAAAAGTCAGGAGCAGCCTTTAGATAGCGTTCCCAAGGCAACTGATCAATGATACCCTTTTCTAAAAGGTTACGTTGCATCTTTAGACTGCCTTCAGGATTATCACGCTTCCAAGCCTTCATAGCTTCTTTTTCAGTGTGTTCTGCTGAATCGATTATTTCTGTGTCTTCGTGAACTTCCTCAGTTTCTGGCTTATAAACCTGCGGTGGAACTTCAACCCATCCTTCTGGCTTCTTCCAAAAGTCGCCTTTGGTTAGATATGGATGTTGTTCTAGTATAGACTTTTCTGGCTCCGGTTCTGGAGGTAACTCAACTTCTGGTTCTGGTTTTTCAATTTCAGCAATTAGGTCATTTGCTTCTTTGGCTAACCTAGCATCTTCGTCAGCATCTAACCCCCTGGCAACTAATTTTCCTCGAGTAAAGAAATCCTTTACATCTTGTTCATCATCTACAACTAGTGTCTGCGGTTGAGGAACAAAATCGTTAATTGATTTTGGCTTTTCTTCCTCTTCTCGAGATCTGCGGAACCATTGGAAACTATATTGACTAGCCAACAATAAGATAACTGCTAACGGGTCAAATACTGCAACAATGATAATAATTACCCACGTAACTGCTTTTTCTAATGTGTTAGCTTCGGGATTATCGCCATAGATAAAATTAGCAATATATTTTATTGGACCTACTTCTGCTTCTACCTTGCGAACTTCTGCGGCAATAGGAGCTCTTTCTTCATTGAAGGCAGCAATCTTCTTTTGACTTGCAGTAATTTCGTTCTGCAATCGTGTTCGTTCTCTCGTTTGGCTCTGACGAATACTTACTGCACGACTAGCGCCTTGTTCTGTTGTAGAGCGGGCCATGCTTTGATCAACAGCCTCATCCATTTGTCTAAGTGCTCGGCGATTAGCTTCGATGTTTTCTTTTTCAGTTTTGATCTTTTCATCGTAGACTGCAATCTTAGCCTGTACATCTCCAGACACAAGGCTTTGATCGCTGTGTGCCTTTGATAAGAATCCAAAAATACCCATCGATGTGATGAGCATTAGAATAGCAATTGCTACTAACAGATATGTTCTGATAAACACCGGAGCTCGGTTCCAGTTTAGTTTTAACCATACCGTGGCAATTAACTTACTGACTTCTAGAGCTACACCCATAACAATGATAGGGATCACTGCGGCAGCAAAAATACTAACTAGGCCTGCTACGCTGTACCAAATGGCAACAGCGGATATGGTTAATCCGCTGAGTAATGCAAGCCAGGCAATTATTTTGTCGCTTAAAGTTATTTTCATAAGTTAATATTTATTCCCTAAACCATTGCCAATTTCTACTACTATTGTTGTAACAGGCAGTACGTGTGATTACCTTTTCTGTATTATAAGCAATCGCCTGAATGTGCATTCGTCGGCAGTAGCCGGAACTAGTCGGCCATGTCATAACAGGAACAGCGTAACCGCTGGCATCATTCTTGTACCATTCAACTACTTGTCCGTTCTCGGCAAAGGAGGCAGCATGAGTTACTGCTTGATAATAAGAATCCTTTTGTTCATCGGACAAAGTCTTGAACCAGCCAAATGTGGTAGTTAGGATTTCTTGAATAACGGGCCCGCTTCTATATTCAAAGAAGCGAGGATTGCTAAGTTCGCTTGCCGATGCGTTATTAATTGCGAGTAGTGTTAACAATTTCCCAACTACCATCAGGCCTTTGACAACTGATACCTTTGCGTTGAACATCTGTTCCTCCGATTTTCGTCCAATAAGTAAACTCACCACAATAACTTGAAAGTCCTAATCGAGCAGTAGTAAGACGTTTGATTTGATCGTCTGTACATTCTAGTTTAGTAGTACTTTCTACCCTCTCACCATTCTGTGTAGTAATGGTCTGAGAAGTGTGACAATACTGCGGTTTATTTGCTACCACCTTAGGAGATGACGAACATCCAGAAAGCAATGATATCAAAAGAACCGTTGCAACAATCAGCACCCACATGTAGTTCTTAACACGATACAGGTGCATTACTGACCTTTCTGTTTGGCTTCGGCAATCAATTGTTCAAAGGTTGACTTCTTCATTTCAAGACGAACATAAGTGTAATGACGTCCGTTCATAGTGAAGTGACCTTTTTCGGATTTCACGTGCTTACGAATAGCAGTATCCTGAACCTTGTAGGAAATTGTAGTTCGAGTAGTCTTCTTATCGTCTTTGATGTCGATAACGGTTTCTGAATTAACCGTGCCGTTGATACGTTTAGCAAAGTTATTCATAGCGATTGCGTCCATTTGTTCTTCCGCAGCCTGAGCATACGCTGACTCACCTGCACCGCAAGCGTAGACATAGTCTTCTGCCCACCAGAACCAACCTTTGACACCTTCTTGAGCGCAGTCTTGATACCAACTAGGTTGAGCATAAGTTTTGCGTTCTGGAATATCCTTCATTGAAGAACATCCTGTGATGGCCACTGCCAACATGCCTACTACGATTGCCTTTTTCATAAATGCCTCTCTCTGTGTGTTATGACAATACTAATTGTAACACCGTAGTCGATTAGAGTCAACTACGGTGATTACCAATTTACTTAAAAAAGATTAATGCCATTAATGCGGCCTGGACAATAAATCCAAAACCAATAGTGACAACATTGAGCATGTCCTTTTGAACAGCTGCCTTGACAAACAGCAAAGCTAGACCTGCCCAAACTAACAGCACTAGATCCACACTAGGTAGTCGGTCAGTTAGGCCGCTCATTACTGCCAGCATACTTGGAATAGTAGCGGAATGAAGAACAAGAACAGCTAGCCATCCAAATGTCTCTGCGGAGATATGGCTAATTTTAGTTGTGATAAAAATTTTAAATTGATCAAGTGTTTCGAATTGTTTCATGATTAAGCCTTCTTGCCTTTGTAAAAAATATGATTACCGATTGAGCCAATTTTTTCTAATGGCCATTTTGGATTGACATAGTTTGCATGATAATACAATGCTTCTTTTAGAACGTCAAGTTTAAATCCTTCCAAAAGAACTTTTTTAGCCACAGCGTAACTTTCATTGTATGCCGCTGAATTAACAGGCCGGGCTTTTACGGCAGAGTCACATGCCCATGAGAATTGGCAAACAACTTTTTCCATAACAATATTTTTTTGATAAACAACACCGCAGACATCTTTTCCGAATTGTCCTGTAGCTACTCGATTCATAGTGACCTGCGCTACTGCTACTTTACCTTCAAAGTTTTCGTGTCCTGCTTCGCGATAGATGTTTAATGCTAAACACTCTAATTGATTTTCACGAGTTTTAATAGTTACTACATCTTGAGAATAATAACCATTTTTCTCTTTTAATGCGTTAAATTTATTAGTGGTAACATGTTGTACCATAAAGATAACTGCGACCAGCCCTAGAATATAGGTGGTGAATCTAATTGCTTTTTCCATAAGTCCTCCTTTGACTTGGTGTAATCCTAATTACAGATTACATTACATAAAGGGAGTTAACTTCACGAGGCTCTGAAAGAACCCTACTTTCGTGTAGTTGTCTCCATTGGACGCACAATCTCATAACTTGTGTGCCTTTGGCGACCCTTGGCATCCCGAAAATACGGGTTTCTCATTGGCCAAGACCCGCGGATCCTTTTCAGCTTGTGACATACTTCGGACCAACTATCTTAGTTTCTTTGCGAAACGTAATTTATATATCTCATTATACAACATCCGGTACTAAAATGCAAGATTATCGACGCATTTTGGAGATATCTTGAGCTTCTTCGTCCGAAAATACTGGCACGGCATTGCTCTTGTGCATTGTAGCGATGCCTTTAACTTTAGTTCCAGTATAGACTTTGGGCGGCTTTAATGTAGCATTGCCGCCAGTGTCAACACTCTTGAGATGAGCTGTGGTGTTGCGACCTTCTGGAATTTTAAGGCTGTAAGAGCTGCTCAGACTGGGAGCCGATAATCCACGAGTACGCTTCTTATCTTCAGCCTCAACGGCCCATTTCTTTTGTAGTTCTTTCCAAGACTCGTCCAATTCTCTAGCCTTTCTTGCATGTTCGGCAGAAGCGAATTTTTGTTTACCTTTTTTCTTGCCTGTGGTACTGAGCCACGGACCTTCCAAGTGCATACTCAAAAGAAACCTCCAAACTTGTTAAACTATAGAACTAGTATAACAGAAAGTTTGGAGGTTGTCAATACCAAATTAACTATTCAATACTTTGGCTACTGAATTCATCACTGCGGCAATACGTCCAATATCACGTAGATTCTCTACGGTATAGCCTTCTTGCTTTAGTGTGTCATAGTGTGCCTTAACACAGAAATGACACTTGCCTACAATACTTGCGGCAAGACTAAATGCTTCAAAGTTTGCCTTAGTAGTTCCGCCATGACTTGCAATAGCATTCATGCGTAACTGAGCTGGTAGACCTTTCAAACTAGCATCATCTGCCATTTCAACATATGGATACCATACATTGTTCTGTGCCATAATACTTGCGGCTGTCATCGCTGACTCTGAGTGAACAGGAGCATCTGCTAACATAACAGCAAGTACCTTACCGTTGCCAGTTGCAGCCAATGCTGCTACAGCACAACCCATAGCAACATCAGCATCCAATGTGCTACGCAAAAGGACAGCGTCCAAGTTTAACTTAGTGTCCTTTGCGTAGTCTGGCAACGCAGTTTTAATTGCGTCAATGAATGCCATTATAGTGTTTCTCCACCTACGGTACGGTTACATGCACATAGCTCGCCAGTCTGCAATGCGTCTAACACACGCAGAGTTTCTTCTGGTGAGCGACCAACGTTCAAGTTGTTGACGGTAACGTGCTGGATAACGTTCTCTGGGTCAACGATGAATGTGGCACGAAGTGCGGCACCTGCTGGAGCATAAAATACACCTAGCTGCTCAACAAGACTCAACTCACCACGCTGTGTGTCAGCGAATTGGTGATGTGTGATCTTCTGTAAGTCTGAGTGTGCCTTTTGCCAAGCCACTTTGCAAAACTCATTATCTGTGCTGCCTGTTAGTAATACTGCGTCACGGTCAGCAAAGTCGCCTGCTAGTTTGTCATAGGCTACAATTTCTGTAGGACATACAAAGGTAAAATCTTTTGGATAGTAAACGATTACTTTCCACTTGCCTTCGAAACTTTGATCTGTAATTGTATAGAAAGCATCTTCTGGTTGTCCGGGCTTAATACCTGTGACTGCGAAGGCTGTTAGTTTATCACCGATTGTTTTCATTTGTGTTTCTCCTTGTGTGTAAAAAATGAAATTCAAGAACCTTGTGTTCTGTACATATATTGTACATTTATATATGCTATAAATCTATGGTTTTTCATAGATTTTACCTAATATTTTTTAATAACGATAATAGGAAAAATCAATTACGATTAGGACATGTGTTTCAAAAGAGTCTCTATGGATCTTCTATTGACTTTAACATTTACTACTACAAAATATGAATATTCTGAGCTCATGTTAAACAAGCTGTGTTTGACACAGGTGTCTATGAAGTATGGACGTCCGTGTTCAAAATGAAGAATTTTGTCATCAATGATAAAATACATTTTATCCGGATTACAATTTTTTATTGGAACGAAGATTCGAAATGCCTTTATGCCCATATTGTGGCTGTCGCGGTGTGGAGGAAAATAACCCCCGGGCGCTAGTCTAATTACATGTGTTCTGCAAACATGTTCTTCGAATGGTTCAAAATATGGTTGTGCATATTGGTACACAGGAGTAGGAGTAGTAATATCTACTTCAGTGATGTGCGTACCATTCTCGTCATTATACTCGTAAAAACTATCCAAGTCCGGAATGCCGGAAAGCTCGCCGTCTAAGCTGGTAATACTCAACCCTTCTCTGGGAATATTTTTTCTAGGATTATATTGTTTCCAGTCGTTGTTGAATATTTCAATATCTTTTAAAAACTTATCAGGATTGTAATAATAGTCCAAAGTATAGCATCGACCATATCTAGTTGCCGTGAGATATAGCATCGACTTTACTAACTTTACATCTTGTTGGTCATCCATTATCTTCACCTAATGTTAAATTCATTGCCACTACTAATCTTTTACCACTGGTTCTAGGAACTTCGTGAGTAACCCAACCTGGAAAAATTATAATGTCATTTTTGTTTGGTTTGATCTCTGTACGGCCTTCAAACACTAACGGGGCTCCATCTTCATCTATGTCTAAATAGATTACACAGGACAGAGCAAATGGCCAGTGATTATGTGGATTAGTAGAATCGTTGGGTTCGTAGAATGCTACCCAACAATTATCAACATAAAACTTAAAAGGAACAGGAGATATACTACCTGCAACAAAATTACAACTTTTTACTGCTAGGTCGCATAAGGGTTTTAATTTTGGTTCTAGCTTGTGAGAATTGTAAGGACTAACGTATTGTGATTTTACGTTACTTTCCATAGCTGGAACATTTTCTTTTAATATGTGGGCTGCTTCAACGGCCAGCGTTAATTCTTTTTCGTATTCTGATAAGTTGCCTTTGAATACTGGCAACGCCGCTACGATCTGTGTTCCTTGAAATTTCATACAATTATATATTAAAAGAAAAGCACCCGAAGGTGCTTTCTGATTAGCATGAAATTTCTTATCCAATAATTGGAGTGTACTCAATTCCTGTAGTAGCTAAACCAGTTAGTCCAATTGCTGTTTCGAACGTAGATAATTCGCTGGCAGAAACTAGAACATCAGCCTGTGATAACTTGCCGTTAGTCATCCAAGCTGTGTAGTCTGTGACCTGTGTTAATGTGGCATCAGTACCGAATACATTTTTGTAAACGTGCTTGATGAACGTTTCGTTACTAACACCACCTGCGTCTGTTTTGTAAACATCTGTGTTCAACAATGCCTCTGCTAATTGCTTGTTAGTCCATCCTTTGTCAGCAAGGTTAATGCCAACACCAGTATAGGCTTTGGTAACATCTGTTGTGCCTAATGCGGCTGCTAATAATGCATAGACATCGCCTGCGCGGCCCGCAGCATCATAGGCAATGGCCTTGTCAGTGAACACAACACGCTCGTGATTGGCAAGATTAAATTCAACATTAGTAGCCAATGTGCTATCTAATTCAATGTTGTTAGCAGTCTTAGTAATTGTATACTCAGTGCTAGCACCACCCATTGTGTAAGTATCAATGCCCGATGTTCCGGTTACATCAACTTGTACATCAACGGTACCATCGCCAACGCGGCCCGTGCCTACTACACCAAAGGTGGCTACCTTTCCGTTTGTTCCAACGGTTCCTACGGTAACAATTAAATTGTTTGCACTTGTGCCGCCTAGTGCTGTGCCTGCTAGTGTGATAGTATCGCCTGCAACATATCCTGTACCTGCACTGGCTGCTAATGAATCAAGAACAACAGAGTACACACCGTTAGTCTTTGTAACATCGAAGGCCGCACCATCGCCGGAACCGCCTGTAATGCCTGTGACGTTTTGGTAAGTTGTATTAACTGCCTTGTCTTTGATTGTAATTGTGGTTGTCATAATTTCTCCTTTTCAATATATGATCCTACAATTATACATAGGTTATTAAACAAAACATGTGCGTACACGCACAACTTCGACACGATATATTAGGAATGTTGCCAAAAAGAAACCCGCCGAAGCGGGTTCTGCTATTTTGGATGACAAGGTATAACTACCTCGGACCTGCTGTTTCTTAGGCAGCTACAGCAACTCTGCTCTTACCAGTAACGGTGTTACCAGTGAAGCTCATTGCGCTGAAGTCGAATGTATCTGCGTTTGCATTTACGTTTATTTGCTTGGATTACGTCCATCGCCTCTCGTGTTGCCGTCTCTACTATCTCACGCTGTCGAAACCAAATGCAGGCCCATCAAAAACACACTTGTCACTTTTCTCAACGGTGGTGTGCCGTCCTTACTACCCGAACTACGTTCGAGTCAAATGTGTTTGTGGTGGACCTGGGCGGATTCGAACCGCCGTCCAACATGCCTTCGCTTTGAAGGAATTACAACAATACTAGTATTTAAACATCTTTTTGACTTTGTGTCAATAATTTTGAATGAAGAATCATATTCTCAGTTACCAATTTTGTTATAGTAGCTAAAAGTATTAATCTATCTGCATCTGATGTAACTTCTTTATCGAAGTTATCTAGTATAGTTGCGCCAATCATTTTTAACGCTTGTTCTTTGCCCTCTTTAAAAACTCCCCAGTCAATGGGATCGCCTTCTTCGTGCGCAAATGCAATATCTATTAATTCGTCTAAACTTATTTTAGCCATTATCTTACCCAATACCAAATAACGCCCGGATGAGGTTCGCCTGCACCTAACCAAGGTGCTGGATCCCAATCGTGATCAGTGACTAATGTTCCCCACCAACCGCCACGAAATCCATCTGTAGTTAACCAACCGCAGTTGATGCCAATACCTACCCAAGGCATACGTGCTTCCATACCTTCATAGTCATAGTTCCACGGACCATTGTATTTTGTTTCAAAACGTGCTAATTCTGTAATATTCTTACGCCAACCGTCTGTGCCTAACTTTTCGTCGCCAAAGTCTGCACTTTCGTTGGTTTGTGTAAATGAGTATGCTTCGTTGGCAGTCCACGCACCGCCACCAGTGCCGTGTTCACGAGCAGTAATCATAAAATCAAATCCTGACTCTGCTCGTTTGATCTTGTCAGCCCAAGTTAAAATGCTGTAGTTTAGCTCAGGTGTTCTATGAGCATCGGTACTTAGTTCGCTAGGAGGAGTTGTTCCATTGTGTAGATATAATCTTTCAGGGGTCCAATGCCAGTTAACGTTCTGTCCAGCGTTTTGTATTAACAATGTCCAGCCACCACCAAGTGTGGTCATATCACAATAGACCTGTACAGGGTCGCCATTGTTGAAGTCATCATGGCGAATCCAGTATAGGCCATCTTCGCTGTCTGGATAGTCTTGTTTGATTTGCCAAGCACTAGTACTATATTCTTCTCTGGTCTTACCGTTAGGTACGCCTAATGCCTTATTACGTGCTATTAGTTCTGCCTTTTCACGTGCTAAGATTGCCAACTCAGTTGTGCGTAGTGAGGCTGTTAATACTGCTCTATCACTAATGCTCAGCGTGTCATAATAATTTAATATAGTTTCTTGATTCACAATTTCTTCCTCAATGGCATTTGCTGTTATTGTATTAAGAGCTACGTTTGAAGTAGTCTTAGGTCGAATGTTAACTCCAACATACCCCCGGCCATTGGAATCAAATTTAATAGTTACTTTAGCCATCCGATTTTCTCGCCTTGTTCTTTTCTACGATCATGTTCTTCGACTGAACTAGGAAATCTCCAAGCCCATGTTGCTACTAGCGCCATAAAGATTGCTGTGCTAATAACTCCAATTGGTTTAACTCCACTAAAGAACATAATGCATAAACTTAAACTCATCATGGCAAGCATAAAGTATTTCATCTTCTGAGGAAATACACGTTTCTCTCCCCAATTCTTTAAGAACGGTCCAAACAACTTGTGATTCATGATCCAATTGTGCATACGCTCACTGCCTTTACTGAAGCAGTATGCAGCAAACACTACAAACGGACTATAAGGAACTCCGGGAGTAATAACCCCTACGTATGCCATACCAAGGCTGGCAAAGCCTAAACAATTCCATAAAAACTTTTTTATCTTATTCACGAGATGGTCTCCATAAACTCACTAATGATCCGTCGGCCGGTGGACGATATCCGGACGGCCAGGAACGTGTAACTGATCCACTACTTGGATTGTTGGCATTCTTTGCAGACGAACTTTGATTTCCGCCTACAAATGTGTAACTCCCACCTGACGATGAGTAGATAAAATTTACGTGTCTATAACTCCATAGAGCAATATCACCTTGCTGACCTTGATTCAACGGAACCTGTGTTACCTTGTATTCTTTTGCTCTACCACTAATGTCTAATGCCCATGCTGTCTGAATAAATCTGTAACCTGTTTTCTTTAAAACATAGTTAACAAATCCCATGCACCATGCAGTTTGATCTGTGGTCCAAGCACCGGTAGAGGGATATCCTAGTTCTTTCCATATTCCAAGAATATTTTGGTTACTAGGTTTTCCTCCCATACCTGTTTCTTCCCATTGGCCTTTTGCTGCCTCTGAAAGGATTTGAGTTAGGAAGCCTGCTATATCGCTACTGGATGCCGAGGATGTGTCAATTAAACTAGTACCAACACTGCCTGGTTGTTCCGGAGTGCCTGCAAAGTATCCTTTGACTTGATTGTTAGATTCAACTTTGTAACTGCTAGGGCTAGCAATGTATTTGTTTGTCTGTGCATTAATAGATGCTTGTACGCTTGCAGGAATAACCACAGCAGGTACAACAATAGCTTCCGGAGTTGTGTCAGCGGAAAATACATCGCCGCTGCCTGTTGCAACGTGACCGCAGGTCGCAGCATCGCCTTCTCTAGAAATTAATATATTGTTAGCATATACCGTTGCACTTGACTTATCCATTACTGGACTAGAGTGTGGGCTTCGGCCGTGTCCTTCTATGGCTGCGCCCTTTACTGAGATAGGAGCATTGTTGACAAAGACCGTCGGTGCAAGATCGCCAACAATCTTTCCTCCAGCCACATCAACTCCAACACGACTTACACCGGGCATGATCTATTAGCTCAACGCAATACCAGTTGTCTGCGATGTATACGCATCTGCAAACTCTTTGTCAGTGGCTTCAATTACCGTGACCGTTGATCTAGTTAGATTTACATCTTTATCAGGATGAACGGTAAACAAATAAGGAACCATACCAATTCCTTTTGGACCTGCACTCAGTACCATAGGTCTATTAAGTTTGTACTGCATGGGGTTTTCTTCAACTAATTTTGCAATTAGTTCTTCGCCCGATGTTAGTTTGATTGTTACAACTTCACCTGCGCTTACGCCTTTGTTAATTAACATTATAGTTCACCGTCTCCATAGCCTTGACTTTCTTGTTCAAAATACTTTTTTAATTCTGTAAATCCACCAACTAGTTTTTCATCTAGAAAAATTTGTGGTACCGTTCTTGCTGTTGGCACTGCCTCCAGCAACTCTTCTTTGGTGTAACCGTCACCAATTTTCTTTTCTTCAAACTCAATGCCTTTTTGTGTTAGCAATGCTTTTGCTTGATCACAATAAGGACAATGATACTTACTCCATACTACCGCTTTCATATGCTTCCTTTAAAATATTATATAGCTGGTAATTCGTCGTACTCGATATTTTCACCCATAACGCCGATTACATAATTTGTACTTTCACTTTCTTGAAGTGCTGTTTGTTTCTTGCTAGTATCGCTATGCTTATTAAACCAAGGAATAGGAGTTGTCTTTGGAAAGGACGACTGATACTTGATACCAATTTCTTTTAATGCGTTCGCTGCTGTGTAGTCAACGAAGTCTTTAAGGATGTTAGCATTTAAACCAATAACTGGTCCTTTTTGGAACAAGTAATCAGCCCATGCTTTTTCTTCACGGATAACATCCAAATACAATTGATACACTTCTGCTTGACACTCGTCTCTAGCTTTAGAGAATCTAGGATCGTCTTTAACTACTTGATTAATCAAGAAAGCCGTCCAACCTTTGTGTAGCAGTTCGTCTTGTAGAATCAAACTAATAATATTGCCGTTGCCAATAAAGATTTTATTCTCCACCATTGCCAAACTTGTAGCAAATGATACCATAAAGCGGAATGCTTCTAAGGCATAGCTGGCATTGAGTGCCATCCAAATCGCCTTAATATGAATTTCCTCGTCGATCTTTTCACCCGTCTCTACTAGGCAATTAATCATATGTAACTTGTCGTAGTAGGTACCAACACTCGATGCCATGTCTACAATCTCTTTGGTATTGTGTATAGTATTGAACACTTCCTTTGGCACGTTGTAGATGTTGCGAATGATGTGACTATAACTACGGCTGTGAATGTTTGTTTCAAAGAAGCTCCAGTTGTAGATAAGGGCTTCAAGTTCAGGTAATGATACTACCGGAGTAAACACTTGACTTGGCGCACGGCCTTGCAAGCTGTCTAATGCTGTTTGACGTAACAGGTTGCTGGTAAAAATATGTTTTACAGCGTCACTGGCATCTTTAAAATCGTTACTATCTTTAGTAAGACTGATCTCTTCTGGGACCCAAAAGAAACCACGTGCTGTAGTTTCAAAGTCGGCAATCTTTTTATATTTTACTTCTTCAAATCTTTGAATGGTTACAGGACCCGCTGGGTCTAGAAACATCTTACGATTTAAGTAATCTGTCTTTGTGTTTAAATTATATTGTTGTTTGCTCATTTGTAATTTCCTGATGCAAGTACTATCTTGCAAATATGTTCTAATCTTTCTATGTGCTCATAGGCACGCCATGGACTAGTATCTATGGCAACTACTCCGTGTCCTTTAATACCGACAATGTCATAGGCAATGTTGCCATAGTCATCTAATTGTAAATTCTCATGACAGCGATCTGCAAGCTCTTGGCTGATGGGAGGAACATCACCTACATTAGGTGCTACCTTTGTATAACGATTAAGTTCTGGGAACGCAT